TGAAGCAAAGAAAAGAGCAGAGGAAGCTAATAAAGCAAAACAAGCAAGGGAAAAAATAGCAAAAGATATAGAGGAAGAAAATCAAAGACGTAAAGACGCAGAGGTTAAATTCTTTTTTGACAGGATAAAAGCTATTGATATTTTAAATGCACAAAGAGCAAAAGAAAAAGCTGAGCAAGATGCTTTGGATAAAGAATTGCTTGAACAAGGTGCAAAAGATGCAGAAGATTATGCAAATAAAGAATTTGAATTAGTACAATTATCTATAAAAAATGATAGGTTAGCAAAAGACGCAAAAGCTAAAATTGCAAAAGAGGAAGCAGATGCAAAAATAGCTGCACTAGATGCCACAGTTTCTGCTATTACAAACTTATCAATGATTGCAGGTAAGGAAACAGTTGCGGGTAAAGCCTTAGCTATTGCTGCTTCTATTATCAACACTTACAAAGGTATTACCAATGCTTTAAGTTCTGCGCCACCACCTTTTAATTTTATATCTGCCGCTGCGGTAGGTGCTGCTGGATTTGCTGCGGTTAGAAACATAGTATCGGTTAAAGTTCCCGGTGCAGCAGGTGGCAGCCCAAGTGTTCCAAGCTTTAATGCAGCAGCCCCAATAGCACCCCCACAACCACAAGCACAAACAACTACCTTAGATAACCAGACTATTAACGCAATAGGAAACCAAGCCGTTAGAGCTTACGTTGTAGAAAACGATGTAACAAGTAACCAACAACGTATCGCTGCTATAAGACAAAGGGCAAGGTTCGGTTAAATGATAACAATTTAAAACACTTAATATTTAAAGATATGGACTTACCTGTTTATTTATTAGACATTAGCGAGGATATGAATGACGATGCAGAAGTAGATTACGTTGCATTAGTTGATAGACCGGCTATACAAAAGAATTGGAATGCCTTTAAAAATCAACAACGCTTTGAAGTGGTTAGCGAAGATAAGCGCATTATTTCTGGACCTCTTATGCTTGCTGACGTACCTATTTTTCGCAGCGATGCTACTTACGGGGATTATTATGTGGTGTTCTCTAAGGATACTATTTTTAAGATTGCTCAAAAGTTTTTCAAAAAAGGCTACCAATCAAACGTAAACTTAATGCACTCTCCTGATGCACAGGTAGAAGGTGTTACTATGTTTGAGAGCTTTATTACAGACGAGAGCAGGGGTATATTACCAATGAAGGGCTTTGAAGATGCTCCTGATGGAAGCTGGTTCGGTAGCTTTAAGGTAGACAATGAGGGTGTTTGGAACGACGTTAAAGAGGGCAAATTTAAAGGGTTTAGCGTAGAGGGTTTATTTACTTACAAGACTAAGCCAAGCAAAGAACAAGAACTTATGAATGCAATAAAGGAAATATTGCAACGGGTTAAATGATAAACTAAATCTTTTATTAATATTTAAACAAAAAGAATGATGAACGCAAAAGATGCAATTATGCAAATTAGGGCTTTGTTCGAAGATATGCCACAAGTAGAAGCACCTGCTCCTGCCCCTGCACCTATCGAAGAAGTACCTGTTACATTCGCAGAATATAGCCTTATGGATGGAACAAAGGTTATGATTAGCGAACTTGCTATCGGTGGTCAAGTTACCCTAGCAGACGGAACACCTGCTCCAAGTGGTGAACACCAATTAGCTGACGGCACTGAAATCGTATTAGACGAAGCCGCTAAAATCTTATCTATTGAAACCCCAGAAGCAGAAGCGGAAATCGCTGACGAAACTCCTGCTGAAATGGGTAAGAAGTATGATGAGAAAATGGCTGACGAAATTTCGAGCTTAGTAGCTGAAAACGAAAATCTTAAAACACAAGTAGCACAATTAGAGGCAAAAGTTAAGAATGGTTTTAGTCAAGTAGCTGAACTTATAGAAGCACTTACTAAGACACCTAACGCTGAACCTATTGCGCAGCCAAAAAACAACTTTGGTTCTAACGTAACAACTCACTCTATGAAGTACGATAGAATTGAAAAATTTAGAAACGCTTTATTAAACAAATAAAAATAAAATAAAATGGGATTTGATGTATCTGCATTAGCAAACTATACAAAAGAAAACGAAGCTCTACTTGTAACTTCATCTGTATTGGGTGCAAAAACTGCTGCTCTTATTAAGAGTGCAGGTAACGTTATGGTTGGCGTAAAGTCAAGCGAAAAAATCAACATTATGGAAACAGACGCTATCTTCCAAGATGGTGCTTCATGTGGCTTTAATGCTTCTGGTTCTACTACCTTCACTCAAAGAACTGTAACTCCGGGTAAAATTAAAGTAAACGAAGCTCTTTGCCCTAAGGATTTAGAAGCTAAGTATTTACAAAAGGCTTTACCTACTGGCTCTATGTACGATAGCGTACCTTTTGAGCAAGAATATTCTGAAAAGAAAGCTAAGACAATCGCTGCACAATTAGAAACTGCTTTATGGCAGGGCGACACTACAAGTGTGAACGTAAACTTAAACAAGTTCGATGGTCTTGTTAAGTTAATCGGTGCTGCTTCTGGTGTTGTTGCTGCAAACGCTTCTACTTTTATTAGTGGTGCGCCTTTAAGCTCTATTACTGCTGCAAATGTAATTTCTATCTTTGATGGTGTTTACCAAGCAATTCCTGCAAAAGTTGTAGCTGCTGACGATATGACTATCTTCTGTGGTCAAGATTTATTCCGTACTTACACTATTGCTCTTAAAAATAGCGGAAGCTTCAATTACCAAATTGATGTTAAAGCTGATAGCGAGTTTGTATTACCGGGTACAACTATTAAAGTTGTAGCAGTTGCAGGTCTTAACGGAACTAACAAGGTTTACGCTATGCGTTTATCTAACTTGTTCTTAGGTACAGACTTATTGAACGAAGAAGAGAAGTTTGAAATTTTCTATGCAAAAGAAGCAGACCAAGTACGTTTCGTATCTGAGTTTAAAATGGGTGTAAACATTGCGTTCCCTGACGAAGCAGTGAGATTTATCCTTGCATAATTTATAGGGGGGTTGAAATATGCCCCCCAATTTTTTCAAACTAATTTAATTCAATAACAATGGCTTGTGCTTTAACTCAAAATTATACCTTAGACTGTAAAGACAGTTTAGGCGGTATAACCGAAGTTTATTTTATGGCAGCAGGAGATGTTACCTCTACAACTGAGGCGAGTGGTGTAATTACTGCTCTTGTAAAAGCATCTGGCAAGAAGTTCTTTAAGTATGAACTTGTAAAAGGCACTTCTCAATTAGTTGAGAATGTTAATGCAAACGTACAGAACGGAACTATCTTTTATGCTCCTGAACTAACTATCGTATTAAACAAATTACAGGCTAACACAAGAAACGAAATCTTGTTATTAGCTCAAAACACATTAGTAGCAGTAGCCAAAGACAACAATGGCAAATACTGGTACTTAGGTAAAACAAGAGGCTTAGACCTTACCGCAGGTAACTCAGGTACAGGTACTGCCGAAGGAGATAGAAGTGGTTACACTTTAACCTTCACAGGTGCGGAAGCAGCCCTTGCACCAGAGGTAAACTCTACTGTGGCAGGTCAATTAACTACCGCAGGTTCTTAGGTTGTTTTGGTTTTGTATATAGATGCCCTCGTCTTTAATTAGGCGGGGGTTTTTTATTTTGCAAACAATCATCATACTTTATATTTATAGATGTGATAAGACTAAACAAGGGGCAAACCCAAAATATAATCCTTACCTTGACTGAGAAGCAGCTTTTAACAAGTCCGAACTATTTATTCATTTTTGAGAATAGAAGCACGAATACGGACATTAAATTTGTAAGGCTAAACAACACGGATATAAGTGCTTACAAAGAAAGGTACAACGAGTTCACTATTGTTGTAAATAGCTTCTTTAATACGGCTTTAAACGGCCAATACACCTATACAATTTACGAGCAAACAAGTACTACCAACACAGACCCGACAGGCTTAAACTTGCTAGAAACCGGCATTATGGAGCTAACAGGAACTACTATATCATTCACAGAATACGAAACAACAAGCACATTCACAATTAGACAATAATGGAAATACAAGTATTGACATTTGCGGAAGCAAAGCAACCAGAATATAAAGAGATAAAAGGCGAAGGCTATATGCAGTATGGTCAGAATAATGACTATCCTCAATACCTTCTAGACTTGTTTAACAAATCAGCAAAGCACAATGCTATCATTAGAGGCAAAGTGAACTACATTGTAGGGAACGGATGGGTAGGCGAAGAGGCTATTGTTAAGAAGGTAAATAGAGAAGAGACCCTTAATGATTTGACTAAAAAGGTTGCTTTGGACTTAGAGTTATTTGGCGGTGCTTACATTCAAATTATATGGAGTGTAATGGGCGCACAGATTGCTGAGTTATGGCATTGTGATTATACAAAGATTAGAACTAACAAAGACAA